ATAGCTAATCTGTGTAATATTGAACCCTCTTGACAAAAGTAGGGGTCGCTCCAGTCGTGATTAGACTGAAACCTTTCTTCAATTAAATCTTCGATACGCCCCTGCATATTATTTAACAGTTTTTCTTCATCAAAATATATTGCTGTTGACATTTTATTTTCTCCTTATGTATGTTGTACCTGTAAAATGTCCATCTTCTTTCATATGAAAATAGACAACCTTATTATCCCGCCTTAATTGTTCTACTAGGCAGTAATATTTTCTCCTTGTGTTATTTTTATGTGTGTTCACTTAAATGCTCTATAAAGAAATATAGCGAATGCGATTATTAGCGCACAAGATATCAAGTAAAAGCCTATTAAAATCTCTATTAATTCCATTTTTCCTCCCTTCGTTCTAGTTCGTCTTCCGACATAAAGTTTACTACTATTGTATTTCCATCATCAGTTGTAAATGACCAGTCAAACGATGAGTTATTATACACTATGTCCTTAAATTCCTCTAGGTCATACTCAGATATAGGTACGTTGATTTCTCTAGTAATCATAATTTCTCCTATTGCCAATCGTTAAAATGTCTGCCAGATAGTGCTGGAGAATCTTCCTCGTGTGTGTCTCCATATGATGCATCAACACCTCGATTTTTTAATTCTTGCACTACCTCTTTTGGTAATTCATATACACCATCATAATCGTATAATTCACCATTGTCAAACCATAATCCACCTGACTGCATATCGCCAAATTCTAGGTGTTCAAAATATCCATAATCACCCTTGTTATTCAGTGCTACCTCGTAATTTTCTGTTTTAGTTATTTTATATGTATTCATATTTTATCCTCTTTGTTGTTGTTGTTGGTTTAATTATATTATACTGCATAACACTTGTTATGTCAATACTAATGAAATAAATAAGATATGTTCTTAATCTCTTTATCCCAACATTTGCGACAATCACCACATTTGCCATCATTTTCATAACTTTTACAAGTAGCTTTTAACGGGTCAGTGGTAACAGTAGAAGTATTATTATATATCGGTGCGTTATCATTGTCAATCATTGAACCGCTTAAGCGTATAACAATGTTATGCGGTATTTTACCTCTATAATTTTTAATTAGTTGTGATTCTTTAGTTGGCAACCAGTGCATAATGGTTGGCGTATTCTTGACAACTTGTAAAATTTTATCTAGATGTTCAACGCCTTGTAAGTCCCCGCTATCGTGCCATCTAAATACACCAGTTGTTTTAATTTTCTTTTGGTTATTTATAACATATGACATAGCTTCAACCCATTGAGGATTATTAATACTGTTTAGCCTTTTATATTGCACCTTAATAATATTAGGATATCTTTTATAGTTACCCTTTAAGGCATAGCATTTTGAACATACAGAACCTTTAATTTTCCTCAATTTTGCACCTTTACTACAAGCATCAGCAGGTATTGAGTAGCTTAATGATGGCATTTTTTCCGTATCAGTAAACCCCATAACTATAGATAATGCTTGTTTAATTGTAGTAATGGGCTTTGTGTTTAAGTTGTTGATTAACTCCATATTTTATCCTCTTTGTTGTTGTGGTTGTGTAGCTATTATATATCGGTATAGCGCCCCAGTCAAATAGAGCGCCATAGTGTTACATAACAGTGTTATGCGAGTCCAGCTTATTTCTTGACTAATTGACTGATATGTTTAATAAAGTATTTTTGCGTTTCTTTATCCCATTCAGTAAACATCTGGTCGAATGCATCCTGGTCGAATGAGTCGTTATCGTATTGGATAGTCAAAACCTCTCCACCCTCGCTCGATTCCTTTTGTGCGTCTTTGCCACCCTTTTGGTTTTGCTTTGGTGCTATGGTAACAGTTTGGTCTTTGCCCAAGCCTTGCAGTGATAGCCCAGTTTTAAGCTTGGTGAAGGCTCTATTAACCTGGGTCTTGATGGTTGCAGTGTCTTGCCCCTGCGTCTTTAACCATTGCGCCATAGTGATAATGGATTTATGCCCCTGCTTTCCTGACTCACAAAGAGCAGTAATTTTTGACTGGGTGCTATGTCCTAGCTTATTTTGCATTAAATAAATTGCCACAATTTCCCTTTGCTGTAGCTTTAAGCCTGACTGTTGTAGCTTGTTGTATATCTCCACGTCTATTAAGTCCAGTGGTAAAGAACTAACTGGCTTGTCCTGTTGTGTAGTTGCTTTAGTTGTTTTAGTTGTAGTTTTAGTTGTAGTTGTCATATTAGTATATCCTTATATAGTTATATCGTACCTGCGGTAGTGCAGTCGATGGAGTCATTATATATAACTATCGTAATTGTGTCAAGCCTTTTGTGCATTTATTTTTTCCTCGGTGGCATAACAGTGTTATGTGGGTTTGTAGTGATTAAAAATCTATACTCGCGTATACTTTTTTCCCCATATGTGTTACTCGGGTGCATCTGTTGTGTTCGTGGCGGTCTATAGTGTCACGCGAAATTACACTCAAAAGCCCTCGGGGGAGGCTCATTTAGCCACCTATCACTCCGTGAGACCCTCAGGCACAGATGGGAGAGGATTTGGGGAGGGTACATATAATTATTTATTAGTAATGCTATTAGGAATGGTTATCATTTGCATCTCTGCGGGGAGGGACTGTGGATAACTTTATTTTAGCTAGGGTATTGACTTTTGGTTAAAAGTATGGTATAATAATAGTATAGATAGTAACTTAATATTACTACTAAAGATTCACCTAAAAGGCTTCACTTAGAAATAACCTTTATTTCATCTCTTTACACTAAAGTTTATTCCTTACTGCTTCACTATAAGATTAGCAGCACTAGGATAAATAGTAAAGAAATAAACTTAAGTATCGTCTAACTAGGCTATAATTTAATTCTAGAGGACACTTAAGAGAGATATGAGACCAGATGATAAACGAAGATTAAATAAAGGAAACCCTATATTAAAGAAGGGGGTTGTCTTAAATCCTAAGGGTAGACCTAAAGGGTCGGTCAATAAATATACTGCTCTGAGTAGAGAATTGATGTCTACTAAAGGACCAGAGATAGTAGAGAAGGTAATAGAGATGGCTCTGGAAGGAGATAGGACTTGTCTCAAGATGTGTATGGATAGAATATTACCTACACATAAAGCAGTGGAACTTCGTAGTGGCAACGATAAAGGTAATGTCATTATTAATGTAGGTGGATTGGAAGCTAAAGTAATTGAGGCGGAGGCACAAGGGGAACCACTAGAATATGAAGAGGGTGTCATTATTGATGATGCTGCTATTGATAAGAAGGTAGTGGAACTAAATGAGTAAGGAGTTAGATGTCTCTCTACATCCTGCTCAATTAGAGATATTTAATTCTGATGCTAGATTTAAAGTAGTATCTGCGGGAAGACGCTTCGGTAAGTCTAGGTTAGCTGCCTGGATATTAATCATCAAAGCTCTACAGTCAGAGAGTAAGGATGTCTTCTATATAGGTCCTACTTTCCAACAAGCTAAAGATATTATGTGGGGGATGTTAAAAGAGTTACTCCACGATACAGACTTAATTGTGCAGACACACGAGAATACTGCTACTATGACACTAACTAATGGTCGTAAGATAAGTCTGAAAGGTAGTGATAGACCCGATACTCTGAGGGGCGTAGGTCTAGCTTATGTAGTTCTAGATGAGTATGCCTCTATGAAAGTAGAAGTATGGGAACAGATAATAAGACCTACTCTAGCGGATGTTAAAGGTGGTGCATTATTTATAGGTACACCCGCAGGTAAGAATCACTTCTATGATATATGGTGTGAAGCTAATGATTCTGAGAAAGAAGATTGGGAGGCATTTCAATATACCTCTGTAGATAATCCTCTCTTAGACCCAGAAGAAATAAAGGTAGCTAAGGATACGATGTCTACCCAGGCTTTTCGACAAGAATTTGAAGCCTCCTTCGTATCTTTTACAGGGGGTATATTTAAAGGTGAATGGATTAAATATGATGATGAAGAGCCTGAAGAAGGGAATTATGTTATTGCAGTCGACCCTGCTGGATTTGAGGCAGTCGAAAAAGAACGAGGTCTCAAGGGTTCTAAACTCGATGAAACAGCAATTGCTATTGTTAAAATCAGTGGTGATACTTGGTGGGTTAAACATATACTTCACGGTCGTTGGTCCATTAAAGAGACCGCTAAGAAAATTTTATCTTCGGCTATTGAGAATGAAGCGACAACTGTTGGGATAGAAGCAGGTGCACTGAAGAATGCAATCTTACCTTATCTAGAAGATGAGATGAGAACTAATGGTAGGTGGGTTCCTATTACAGATGTAACTCACGGTGGTAAGAAAAAAACAGATAGAATTACTTGGGCACTCCAAGGCAGACTGGAACACGGAAAGATTACTTTCAATCCAGATATAGGTTATATTAAGGATTTAGAGACACAGTTAATTGAGTTTCCTACTAAAGGAACTCACGATGATATTATCGATGCATTAGCCTACATAGACCAAGTGTCAGTAGCAGACTTTATGCACACTATTGAATTAGAAGAGGATTGGGAACCGTATGATGACGTTGCAGGATACTAAGATATGAGTGACACAAGAGGAAGTAGAGAGCAATCTAAGATATGGAATAGATTATACCAACAAATACTTGATAGAGGAGTTGCTCCTCAGCAAGCAGAAGACCTCTCTAAAAACCTTTTAATTGATAGAGGGCATCTAGACAGAGAAGGTTTTGATACCCCAGCTGGTAAACTTAGAGGTGAGATGTCTCCAGGTGAGAGAGCTATAGAGAGAGCTACTACTTATTATGGAGGAAGTTCTTCAGATTACACTTATAATGAGGTTACTAATTATGCTACCAAGAATAAGAATA